TTGTGTCTCGGTCTTTTTTTTTTGCCCACGCGAAAATTACACGTTCTTTTATGAAGAGAGAGGTAAAAAGTCTATTTTTAGAAGATAGACATTCTCTTTTCTATTTTGCCCAAACAAAAGAAAAGGAGGCCCATTAACCATGCTTGAAAGTCAATTCCAAGCAAAGCTTATTAAGGAACTAAAAAAGCTATTTCCAGGTTGCATCGTTATGAAGAGCGATTCTGGATATTTGCAAGGTGTCCCAGATTTGCTCATACTTTACAACGACAAGTGGGCTTCTTTAGAGTGTAAACAGAGTGCTGGCGCAAAAAGACAACCAAATCAAGAGTATTATGTCGGGAAGATGGACGAGATGTCATTCTCAAGATTTATCTGCCCAGAGAACAAGGAGGAAGTGCTGCATGATCTTCAACAGTCATTCGAATCTTGAAGGGCAACACGCTTTTCTTGGTGCCAGCAAATACCACTGGATAAATTATGACGAAAATAAAGTAGCGGAATCTTATTCCAAATTTTTATCAACGCAAAAGGGAACTGTGCTTCACGACTTTGCCTGTCAGTGTATTCGACTTGGACAGAAACTGCCAAGATCACAAAAGACATTAAACATGTATGTCAATGATGCAATAGGTTTCAAAATGATTCCTGAACAAATCTTGTTTTATTCGGAAAATTGTTTTGGTACAGCGGACAGTATTATATTCCGAGACGGACTTCTTAGGATTCATGATTTAAAAACAGGGGCCATCCCTGCACATATGGAGCAGCTTGAAATATATGCTGCTCTTTTTTGTTTGGAGTATAAAGTAAAACCATCTGAAATTGATATGGAACTTCGTCTGTACCAAAACAATGAAATTCTGTATCATAACCCAATGGCCGAAGATATCGTACCAATCATGGATAAAATCATCACGTTTGATAAGATTATCCGAAAGATCAAAGAACAGGAGGCGTAATCTATGAACCCCTATGTGGAAGAAATGCTTATGCACTATGGAATGCCTAGACGTTCCGGACGTTACCCGTGGGGTTCGGGAGATAACCCTTACCAACACAGTGGAGATTTTCTATCCCGAGTGGAAGAAATGAAGAAATCCGGTTTCACCTTTACCGATAAAGATGGAAAAACATATTCCGGTGAAGTAGCCATCGCAAAATCTATGGGGCTTAGTACCACGCAATTCAGAACTCAGTTAAGTTTGGCGAAAGATGAACGCCGATCTGCTGATGTGGCAACCGCAAAAGCATTGCGTGAAAAGGGGTATAGCCTAAATGAAATTGCGGATCGCATGGGTTTTGCTAATGATTCTTCTGTACGTTCTCTGTTGAATGAGTCTTCCGAAGCCCGTATGAATCAGGCTAAAAAGACTGCTGAATTTCTAAAACAGCAAATTGCTGAAAAAGGTATGATTGACGTCGGCACAGGTGTTGAAAGAGAACTGGGTATATCCAAAGAAAAGATGAACCAAGCTCTTTATATTTTGAAACTGGAAGGTTACGAGGTTTATGGCGGAGGCGTTCCACAGGTTACAAATCCTGGAAAACAAACCAACATCAAAGTTCTCTGTCCTCCTGGTACAGAACATAAAGAAATGTATAATTTCGAGAATATACATTCTGTCAGAGACTATGTTTCCCACGATGACGGTGAAACCTTCGATAAATTCGTCTATCCCAAAAGCATGGATTCCAGTAGACTGCAAATTCGTTATGCAGAAGATGGAGGCATCTATAAAGATGGAGTTGTTGAAATTCGCCGTGGGGTTGACGATCTTTCTCTTGGCGGTTCTCATTACGCACAGGTTCGTATTTTGGTTGATGGAGATCGCTACATTAAAGGAATGGCGGTATATTCGGATAATCTTCCCGATGGAGTAGATGTGGTGTTTAACACTAACAAAAAGAAAGGTACGCCAAAAGAAGACGTGCTGAAGAAGATTAAAGATGACCCTGACAACCCTTTTGGTTCCCTTATCAAAGCCGGCGGACAAAGTTACTATATTGACGCTAATGGACAGAGGCAGCTATCTCTTATCAATAAACGTGCGGAAGAAGGAGACTGGGGTGATTGGGCGGACAAACTTCCGTCTCAGTTCCTTTCGAAACAAAGCTTATCTCTAGCGACTAAACAGCTTAACTTGGCGCTGTCAGACAAAATGGCAGAGTTTGATGAGATTTGTTCTTTGACAAATCCTACTGTCAAGAAATCTTTACTCAGTTCTTTTGCCGATAGCTGCGATTATGACGCTGTACATCTTCAGGCTGCGGCGCTTCCCCGTCAGAAATACCAGGTTATCCTGCCGATTACTTCGATGAAAGACAATGAAGTCTATGCGCCGAACTACAAAAATGGTGAAACTGTAGCTTTGGTTCGTTATCCGCATGGCGGAACTTTTGAAATTCCTATCCTTACTGTCAACAACAAACAGGCGGAAGCACGGAGGGTTCTTGGTAATACCCCGAAAGATGCTATAGGGATTAACAGTAAGGTTGCAGAGCGACTTTCTGGTGCCGACTTTGACGGCGATACCGTTATGGTTATTCCGTGTAACTCTGGTAAAAGCAAAGTTAAAATCACCTCTACTCCCCCGTTGAAAGGGCTCGAGGGGTTTGATCCTAAGCTGGAATACGGCGGAAAAAAAGAAGGAACCTTCCGTCCTATGCGTGACACACAAAAAGAGATGGGGGTTATTTCTAACCTGATTACTGATATGACTCTTAAGGGTGCTACGCAGGAGGAACTTGCCAGAGCAGTACGCCATAGTATGGTTGTCATTGATGCCGAAAAACATAAGCTTGATTATAAGCAAAGTGAAATTGATAACGGTATCAGTTCTCTAAAGAAAAAGTATCAAGGAACAGTAGAAAACGGCAGATACCATGAGGGGGCTTCTACTTTAATATCCCGTGCAAAATCTGAAGTTTCTGTGACAAAAAGACAAGGCAGTCCAAAGATTGATGAAAAGACTGGCGAACTGGTATGGAAGCCTGTAGATGAGCCCACCTATGTCGATAAAAGGACAGGAAAAACAAAGACACGAACTCAGCCTAGTACCCGTATGGCAGAAACTAAAGATGCGTTCGATCTTGTGTCTGAAGCTGATACCCCCATGGAACGGGCTTACGCGAACTACGCCAATAAAATAAAGGCCCTTGCAAATCAAGCCCGTCTCGAAATTCTATCCACTGGCAAAGTTCAGTATTCTGCTTCGGCAAAAGATACCTATCGGGCGGAGGTCGATTCTTTGAACGCCAAATTAAATGTAGCTTTAAAGAATGCCCCCCGTGAAAGGCAGGCCCAGACCTTGGCGAACGCAGTAGTGGCCGCCAAAAAGCAGGACAACCCCGGTATGACAAATGGCGAAATCAAGAAAGCCAGCCAACAGGCTCTCACACAGGCCCGCGCCTCTGTAGGAGCTAAGAAAGAAACCATTAAAATAACCGACCGAGAATGGGAAGCAATTCAGGCCGGAGCTATCAGTGAAAATAAACTGCGCCAGATTATAGACAATGCAGACATAGACGTTCTCAGACAGCGTGCTACACCTAGGGCAACAACGGCCCTTAGCCCCGCTAAAACGCAAAAGATAGCGTCTATGAATGCAGCCGGATACAGCACTGCTGAAATAGCGGAGGCGCTTGGTATTTCTACAAGCACGGTGTCGAATTATCTGAGTTGAAAGGAGTGACCTATCGTGAACGGTTCTTATGCCATAACCACATTTGACAATCCTTATGATCCGTTTGAGCGGTTCTCCGATTGGTTCTTGTTTGATGTGGAAAAAGGCTACAATTCTTGTGCGTATCTTGCTCGAATTGCTAAGACTTCCGATCAATTCTCAGATGAAGAGAATGAGCGAGAAATTGAAAGAGCAATTGACGAGATCATCAAGTATGACTTTATGAACATTTACAAAAAAGTTAAGAGAGGAGCAGTTGCAACATAGAAAGCAAAAGAAACCACAATTTGACTGAAAACTTTTCTTTCTTAAGGAATTGTTCGCTTTTCTGCAATTTATGTGTTCAAAACCCGATTTATCAGACAAATGTGTATTTACTGCTACACCATCGCAGTCGGTGTGGGTATAGGGGGGTGCCGCAAAAATGCCGCCCCCTCCCACATCGCGGCGGTCTTTAAAAATTCCCCGGGGGATATTTTTGGTTTTCGTTTTGGGGATTGATGCAGTATTTGGAAGAGCTTACAGGGTTGGGGTGTAGCCATGAACTAAGCCTCCTTTCATGTTTCTTTTCTCCTTTCGGTGATTGATGGAAACCGACTCTGTAAGTTCTCTCAAATACTGCGTTAAATCTTATAACAAACGTGACGAAAGTTTCTCCATACAATAGACAATCCAAAAGAGAGGAGGCAGTAAGAATGCCAAAAGGCAAGGCTGTAAGCTCTTCTGGATCTTCTGGCAGGATGAGACCGGCTTTATCTCCGGAGGCCAGAGAGAATCAGTTGGTTTCCTTGGCCGTAGATCTTGCAGAAAAGCAGCTTAGAGACGGAACTGCTTCTTCTCAAGTTATCACTCATTATCTCAAGCTTGGTTCAACTAAGGAGAAGATAGAAAAAGAGATTCTTGAGAAACAGAAAGAGCTTATTGAAGCGAAAACACAAAATCTTCAATCCGCAAAACGGGTCGAGGAACTATATGCCAACGCGCTAAATGCGATGCGCCATTATTCCGGTTCTGGAGGGGATGAAGATGAAACTTAAAACATATTCAGAACTAATATCTCTTCCCTCTTTTGAGGAACGTTTTCGATATTTAAAACTTGACGGAAAAATCGGAGAGGCTACATTTGGGTTTCAGCGTTGGCTTAATCAAGAATTCTATCATTCCGGAGATTGGTTGGATTTTAGAGATGTTGTCATCATTCGCGATAATGGCTGCGACTTAGGAACTCCAGATTATGAGATATACGGTTCCGTACTAATCCATCATCTAAATCCGATTACATATGAGGATATTTTATATCGCAGGCCATGCGTATTCGATTTGGAAAACGTAATCACCACACAGTTGAGTACACACAACGCGATTCACTATGGCGACGAAACTTTGTTAATTGCGCCTCTGATACAGAGAACTCGAAATGATATGTGTCCGTGGCGAAAAAGATGAAAGGAGATTTTTCGATGAATGAAAATGTTTTTAAGGATATTAACCTTGAGGACATTAATGGTGTTGCCGGAGACGGTAAAGGCGAAGATGTTATCGGTGTCGTTACCGATTGCTTGGAATTGAATATTCGGAAAGAAGCTTTCACCGATGCAGATATTGTTGCTGTAGTATCAGCACTTTCGGAACTGTGTGTAGATCTCAAGAGTTCTACCGATGAATGGTATTCCGTATGCACTGTTTCAGGTATCATGGGTTTTTGCATGAAAAAGTTTGTCGCCATTAAGGAGTAAGGAGACCAACTATGGACAGCATACTGACATCAATTAAAAAGCTGCTCGGAATTGCTGAAAAGTATGAGCACTTTGACACTGACATCATCATGCATATTAATTCGGCTTTTTCTGTTCTCACTCAGCTGGGTGTCGGTCCTCCTGAGGGATTTCGTATCGAGGACAATAGTGCAGAATGGTCTGATTTCCTGCAAGATAATCGGCTTGATTTTATAAAAACATACATTCATTTAAAAGTGAAATTGGTATTTGATCCGCCGCTTAGTTCAGCAGTTATCGAGTCTATCAACAGACAGATAAGCGAGCTTGAGTGGCGGATTAACGTTTCTGTTGATCCGAAACCAGCAGAGAAAGGAGAAATTCAAAATGGATAACACTTCGCTTTCTCATCATGGCATCAGAGGGATGAAATGGGGCGTCCGCCGTTACCAAAACAAAGACGGCACTCTAACAGATGCCGGCAAGAAAAGATATGAGCGTGATGTTAAAGACAACGACGCAAAGAAGAAAGAGAATCGTATTAAAATTGAAGGACCCGATCCCAAACGTTGGGCCAAAGAAGATTTGGAACGAGGAAAGAAAGCTGTAGACGCGGGTTCTTCCTTGGTTAAACAGATGTCTGACTTGGAACGCAGTTCTTCCCCCAAACCTACAAAAAAACGCATAGATCTGAGCAAAATGACCGACCAGGAATTAAGACAGATCATTAGCAGGGAACAGTTAGAGAGACAATATAATGATTTGTTTGGAAAAACGGAAACCGCAAAAGTCTCCAAAGGAAGAACCTTTGTCAGAAACACTCTTGATGTTGCAGGTACAACACTCGCCCTCGGTGGTTCAGCGCTCGGTATTGCTTTGGCGATCAAAGAGCTTCGCGGGTAAGAAGGGAAAATCAAAATGGCATTATCGAACACTGCCGTCCCCAAATATTACGGCATGTTCCGAGATGCCGTGTTACGAGGGGAAATTCCGGTAAACAAAGAAATCTCTATGGAGATGAACCGTATTGATGATCTTATTGCCAACCCTGGAGTTTATTACGACGACCAAGCGGTTGAGGGGTGGATTGCATACTGCGAAAATGAATTGACTTTAACCGATGGTTCAGATTTGAGTCTGCTTGATACTTTCAAGTTATGGGGCGAGCAGATTTTTGGCTGGTATTACTTTGTCGAAAGAAGCGTATATCAACCAAGTTCAGATGGACACGGTGGGCACTACATTCGTAAAAACGTGAAGAAACGGCTCATCAACAAACAATACCTTATTGTGGCAAGAGGAGCAGCGAAGTCCATGTACGCCTCGACATTACATGGGTATTTTCTTAACGTGGACACTTCTACTACTCATCAAATCACTACTGCCCCGACTATGAAACAGGCGGAAGAGGTTATGTCCCCTTTGCGAACTGCAATAACGCGTTCTCGTGGGCCGTTATTCCAATTTTTAACGGAAGGTTCTTTACAGAATACTACCGGATCAAAAGCAAATCGAACCAAATTGGCATCCACTAAAAAAGGCGTTGAGAATTTTCTTACCGGTTCTTTACTAGAGGTTCGCCCGATGAGTATCGCGAAGCTTCAAGGTTTGCAGATTAAAGTAGCAACCGTTGACGAATGGCTCTCCGGAGATATCCGAGAGGATGTTATCGGCGCTATTGAACAAGGGGCTTCGAAGGTAAACGACTACATTATTGTGGCAATCAGTTCCGAAGGTACAGTTCGTAACGGCAGCGGCGATACAATCAAAATGGAGTTAATGGACATTCTCAAAGGGGATTACATTAATCCGCATGTTTCCATCTGGTGGTATAAGCTGGATTCTATTGATGAAGTTGGGGACCCCGAAATGTGGATTAAGGCAAATCCGAATCTCGGTAAAACCGTAAGTTACGAAACTTACCAGTTAGATGTGGAAAGAGCCGAAAAAGCTCCTGCTGCGAGAAACGACATCCTTGCGAAACGTTTTGGATTGCCTATGGAGGGATATACCTACTACTTCACTTACGAAGAAACACTCCCCCATCGAAAGAGAGATTATTGGCAGATGCCTTGTTCTCTTGGTGCAGATTTATCGCAAGGCGACGACTTCTGCGCGTTTACTTTTTTATTTCCGCTGTCAAACGGTTCTTTTGGTATTAAAACACGAAACTACATAACTTCTATGACTTTGATGAAACTGCCCGCAGCTATGAGGATTAAATACGATCAATTCATGGCCGAAGGCAGTTTAATTGTTTTAGAGGGCGCTGTGCTAGACATGATGGATGTTTATGAAGACCTTGACAACCATATTTCGGAGTGCGGCTATGATGTTCGCTGTTTTGGCTTTGATCCGTATAACGCCAAAGAATTTGTTGCCAGATGGGAACAGGAGAACGGTCCGTTTGGCATTGAGAAAGTTATTCAGGGCGCCAAAACAGAATCGGTTCCTCTTGGAGAATTAAAAAAGCTTTCTGAGGAAAGAATGCTTCTCTTCGACGAGGAACTCATGACTTTTGCTATGGGTAACTGTATTACCCTTGAAGATACCAACGGGAATCGAAAATTACTTAAGAAACGGTATGAACAGAAAATTGACGCGGTAGCCGCCATGATGGATGCATACATTGCATACAAGCTTAACCGCGATGCCTTTGAATAAGAGGAGGTGATAATTCAAAATGGAGATGTCTATTGGCTCCAGGCTAAAACATGCATGGAACGCATTTACTGGAAACATTCGGACCGAATACCAAAGCCTTGGATATGGCTATTCCTATCGCCCGGATCGTATACGTTTCACTCGAGGAAACGAAAGATCCATTGTTACATCGGTATATAACCGAATTGCTCTTGACGTTGCGGCACTAAATATTCAGCATGTTCGTCTGGACAAAAATGGCCGTTTTCTTTCCGTCGTTAATGGTGGATTGAATAATTGCCTCACGGTAGAAGCCAACATTGACCAAACCGCACGGGCCTTTATTCAAGATATTGTCATGTCAATGCTTGATGAAGGAAGTGTGGCAATCGTTCCCGTCGATACAACTGAAGATCCTCTGATAACCGGCTCGTATGACATTCAAACTATGCGGGTCGGTAAAATTTTGGACTGGTACCCACAGCATATTCGAGTTTATCTATACAATGAACGAACGGGCATGAAAGAAGAAATTACAGTGCCCAAAAATATGGCGGCAATTATTGAAAATCCGTTATATGCCGTCATTAACGAGCCGAACTCAACCATGCAGCGGCTCATTCACAAACTCAACTTATTGGATGTCATTGATGAACAAAGCGGTTCCGGAAAACTCGATTTGATTATCCAACTGCCTTATGTCATCAAGACAGAAGCAAGGCGTCAACAGGCCGAAAGCAGGCGTAAAGATATAGAGAATCAGTTGTCAGGTTCTAAATATGGTATTGCTTATACCGATGGTACCGAGCATATCACACAGCTGAATCGATCCGTCAATAACAAC